GCTTGTGAAAAAATGTGCAATGATACCTTCAGCTTCGATTGCTTCTTGGTCAGCTTCATACTTCTTAGCCATTGCCGCAATTTCTTTGCGTTCCCAACTTCCAACCATAGTGTCAAACTCACCTTCAGTTGGGTCAAGACCATCTAAATGCATATCAGCATCAACATAATTCCAGTTGACGATTCCACAGTCTAGGTTCTCAGGTCTAACAACTGCTCTGTCGAATGAAGCCTGAAGGATAGCTCTACGAGCCTCACCTTTTTCCATACGCTCTTTAGAATCAAGTCTAGCTAGTTCGATGTCATCTAGTTGGTTTAAAATTTCTCTTGTGTTCATTTGTATCTCCTATTTTGTCAAACCCCAAATCATTTCGGGATTGATATAAATATACCTTATATAATATGAGAATGCAAGAACTATTTAATTAAACAGAAAATAGGGTCAGAAATTAGACCTATTTTTCAGGGAAACTTTCAGCTTTTTAAGTCATGCAAGTCATGCATGTTTTCTAGTTAATTTGACAGAATTTGAAAAGTGGGCCTTCAGCAAGGGGTCAAATCTTCGATTCTAGAGGTGCAAGATGTCTAGCTTAATGCTAGTATGTCTTTTCAATAATCTCTAGTTTGCTACATTTATATACAACTCGATATGCTACTTTTTATAGCAGAAAAAATTATTTTTTTAAGAAACTTTTTTCGATGATTCAATTTAGTTTATCATCTCTTTTATGCGGTTTAGAAATTCAATGCTTCAAAAAGCAAAAACCCCAAGAGTGATTGATGCCTCTTGAGGTCTTCTAAACTTGGTGTGCTGACCACCTGTTCTGAGATGTATTATACTTAAATTCTCACAAAAGCAAGTTGGTTTAGCTCACCATTGATACGACAGGTGAAATGTCTGACTTCGGTTTCACTCACACCTGAAAACAAAAAAGAGATTCAGCAATTGTATTCCGCATAACTGTTGATTGATGTTAGATTAAGAAGCTTTATATTGGTAACCACCTTGGAGCGATAAAGAAATCTAGCGCAGAGTGCAGAAGGCTGAGTACCTATTACAAGGTAGCGATGACTCTGACCTGATTAGTTGTAATCGTTTCAGGCATACGGATAATACTGCGATGCGCTTTATACCGATGAAATTCTCTAGAGTCTGCCCAAAACAGGCTCTAGGGATTTCTGTACTCCGAAACCCTCAGCTCCACGCTTAACCCGATAAAAAAAAAGAAAGAAAAAAAAGGGATTTATCCCTCAGCTTTACCAAGGAGAGTCGCTGAAAGCGAAACATAAAGCTAAACCAACTAACGCACAGTATCTTTTCTGATACAATTAAATCTAAGTCAACTAATTATTTAAGGATATGGATACTAAAGGAATAATCTATTACAAATCTATCCCTGCTGAAATCAAGAAGCTAGGCATAACCCAAAAAGAATGTGCAGAGATGATGGGAGTAAGCCTATCCGGTTTAACTCATAGAATCAAAGCTGACAGGCCGCAATTTCATTTAGCCATTTTCGGATTAGCCTCGTATCTTGGAGCAGAGGGCGGTAACTTACAGTCCAATGTCAAATGAGGAAACTGCTGAAACTATTAATGAGCTGATGCATTTACTCAGTAAAATTGATGACCATAAATTAAAGTCAGATTTAGAGGATAAGATTATCGGATTATGTGATATGCTTAAATATAATTTGATTATTGATAAAATTAAGAGTGAGAAACGATGAGCATGAAGTTCAGAAAGCCATATGTCAGTATCTAGACATGAGAGGAACATTTTATTTTGCTGTTCCTAATGGTGGTAAGAGAAGTAAGAGTGAGGCCGGAAAGTTTAGAGCTGAAGGAGTGAAGAGTGGTATCCCTGACATCTGTCTAATCATGTCAGGATTTGCGTATTTTTTAGAGGTCAAGAGGCCCAAGAATGGTAAGACACCAAAGGGTAGATTAACCGAAAACCAAAAGAATATGATTGATAAATTAAATGAAAATGGATGTGAAACTGCTGTGGTATATTCTGTAGCAGATGTAATCTCACAACTGATAGACTGGGGATTCAATGCAACAGACCGCAATAACTAAATCAGCACGTGGCAAAGCCTGTACCTTTGCTAGTGATGTCTGTGACCCCGGCCCAAACAATGAGAACGTGGTCTTCTGTCATGAGAACTCAGGAGGCATGGGAGCTAAGGCTAAAGATAGTCAAGGGAGAGACATAGGTTTTTATGGTTGTCATGCATGTCATAAATTGTATGACACATTGGAACATCCATACTACAAGCCTTACTTCATTAAAGAGATGGCTCAGTTTGCTATCACTAGAACCAAGAGGCAACTGATAAAGCAATGCCTTGTAGATGAACACTACTCATGACTAATACGCTGACAAGAATATTAAAACGAGACCAACCCAAAGCTCACATCGTGGAGGGCATGACCAAACTTTTTTTTCAGAAGACTGGTGTTGATGATGCTTTGATAACTATTAAAGAGAATAGAAACACTCGTACCGGGAGACAAAACAATCTGTACTGGGGAGTTATTATTAAGCAAGTTAAGGATGAGACTCGGAACTCAAAGGAGGCAATTCATGACCATTTTCGTGAGGAGTTTTTAGAGGTGAGATATGAGCAGGTTGCAAGAAAATCTCAAAAGGTGTTAAAATCTACTACAGAATTAAACACTAAAGAGATGGGAGAGTACATTGATAATTGTGTTTTGTACATTCAAGGAGAGTTGCTACCGGGATTTAAACTTGACTTGCCTGATGATTGGAAAGAGTTAGTTAATTAAATAGATGGCTAAAGAACTTAAAGAACTTGATGACTGTACACCACTAGAATTGCATGAAGAGATACGCAGTATAGATTGCACTCAGGAGAGAGCGCATGAAATTAGAAGGTATGCAGAGATGGTCAGTCATGAAGAGATATTTGAACCTGATGGTGGTCTTGCTTGGTCTAAGTTGGCAGAAGCAGTAGAAGACTTGTGGGGAGACTGGGAGCATTGGCACACTTACGATAGGAGAGGATTCTAATGGCTAGACCAACTAAGTGGAGTAAAGAGATAGAAGAGAAGGCTGTCGCTTACATAACTAACTACGCAACGTATGGAGATATGATTCCAAGCATTGAAGGAATGGCTGAAGCTTTAGGCTTACACCGAGACACTTTGTACGCTTGGGCCAAGCAAAAAGACAAGGGGTTTTCCGACATATTAGGGAGATGTATGCAAGTTCAGGCTAAAACTCTTGTAAACAATGGCCTCAACAACACATTCAACTCAGCGATAACTAAGCTCGTATTAGGTAAGCATGGATACCACGATAAGATGGAGCAAGACATAACATCGAGTGATGAATCCATGAAGCCAACTATTATTCAATTAACTACAAAAAAAGATGAGTAAACCAATAATAGTTTTGATTGTTTTAGGTGTCATACTTTTCATAATAACTCTGTTCATTGGTGTTGATGCCTTGATGTGTACACCACCATGTGTCTAGATGAAGGAGATGACAGAAGGAGAGCGCAGTATGATGCGTTTCAGGTGGGTGACACTTGGAATTTATCTGCTGATTTGCTTCTATGACTTCTTATTCGTACCTGTGTGGTATGGCCTCAATAGACCTAACATTACTGCATTCATGGATATAGTTAATTCAACAGAGGATACATTAGTGCAACTTGAACTGCTCACCAAATTAACTGGACAGCACAGTCCTTTTACGCTTCTCGGAGGAGGATTGTTTCACCTGACCTTCCTGTCTATTTTAACAGCTAGTGTTTGGAAGAAATGAAGAACGCAGTAGCAGACGTTCAGCTACCCGGAAAGCTCATCCCGGTATTTGAAGGTACAGCTCGAATCAGAGGAGCTTACGGAGGCAGAGGCTCAGGTAAGACACGTTCATTCGCATTGATGACTGCTGTCTTTGGTTATCGTTGGGGAATGAGTGGACTACGTGGCACTATATTGTGTGGTCGTGAGTTCATGAACTCGCTTAGTGAATCATCTATGGCTGAGGTTAAGAATGCTATCCTGAGTGTTGATTGGTTAGCAGACTACTATGAGATAGGTGAGAAGTACATCAGGTCTAGAGATGGCAATATAACGTACACATTCGCAGGTCTGAGACGTTCATTAGATAGTATCAAGTCGCAGTCTCGCATACTCATTGCTTGGGTAGATGAAGCTGAGTCAGTAAGTGGTAGAGCTTGGGATTTACTTATGCCTACTGTTCGTGAAGAGGATAAGAGCATAGGCTTTTCATCAGAGATATGGGTAACGTGGAATCCGGAGAGCAAGTACAGCGCAACGCATGAACGATTTAGAGAGAGCTTTCCAAGTAACAGTAAGATAGTAGCTCTACAATGGCAGGACAACGATTGGTTTCCTGAAGTTCTCAACGAGCAGAGACTAGAAGATAAAGAGAAGCGACCCGACATGTATGAACACATTTGGGAGGGCGGCTATCTTGTTTATTCAGAGGGCAGTTATTATTCTACTGAATTACGCAGAGCTAAGGATGAAGACAGAATCACTAAGGTAAGATACGATAGAGGCAAGGGTGTCATAACAGCATGGGATTTAGGTATAGGTGATTCAACAAGCATAGTCTTTGCACAATTCATTGGAGCTGAGGTTCACATTATTGATTTCTATGAAGCATCAGGTGCAGGTCTTGAACACTATGTCAAGGTTCTTCAGGACAAAGGTTATGTCTATGACCAACACGTTCTACCACATGATGTCAGAGTACGAGAGCTTGGTTCAGGTAAGTCTCGTGTTGAGATGTTGGAAGAGCTAGGCATACACAATATTGAGATAGCACCTCAACTACTTATAGATGATGGAATACAACAAGTCAGAACTTTGTTAGACAAATGTTATTTCGATGAGGTATCATGTGAGAAACTCGTTGACTCCTTACTTGCTTACAGTAGAGAGTGGGATGACAATGGAAATACTTGGAGAATGAGGCCCAAGCATGATTGGAGTTCACATGCGGCAGATGCTATGAGGTATCTCGCTATAGGATACAGACCATTCAACGAGAATTGGGATAAACCATTAAGGAGAAACTTGCAAGGAGTTGTATGACAGGTTTGCTTGGTGCAATGACATTAGAAGAGATAAGCTCAATGCCTCGTGAGGGATGGGCCAACGTCAACGACCCTCCTGAAATAAGAGAATGGCTATTCACTCTACCGGACGAACAGTTCTTTGAGGTTGAACGACTGAGACAACAGGCAGACCAAGCCGGGCAGATGGATGCGTTTTATCAATTCTTGCAACGGATAATGCCATGACACCAAAAGGCTTACTTAATCAGGAAGATAAAGACCCTGTTGAATTAAATGGACTGCTCAGTAATGCTTGGGGAGGTGTCTCTAAGTTCTTTACTGGTTTACTGGATGTTGACCCTGAGCTTCAAGCAAGGAGAGATGCAGAAGCTGAAGCCTTATATGCTGAGAGAGCAGAGAGTCCATTCTTTCAGACATTTGGTTGGGGTGAAGGCAACGATGAGAGAAGCGGCAACTGGTTACAGAATCTACCTGAAAGCATCGGACAAATGTATCGAGATGGTTCATTCATGGCTACCAATCCCGGCCCATCAACTGAAGCTATAGGAAGTTTACTAGCAGGTGGTGTGCTTAATTTAACACCGGTAGGTGGACTACTTGGTGAGGATATAGGTGTTGAACAACGTGAGATGGCTAATCAGTTTGGTTCATATCTTACAGACACGTTTGGTTCATGGGAAGGATTCAAGGAAGAGTTCAGGAAGAACCCGGCTGAGATAATATCCATGGCAGTTGGTGCAGGGTTTGGTGTCAAAGCTCTAGCCAAAGTAGCCACTAATCCTGATGTACAAGCTAAGTTCATGAATGAGATGAATGGCATCGTAGCCGCCGCTAATCAAGGTCATTACGGAATGCAGTCACCACTCATTACTTTCCAAGGCAACAACAGAGGTGCAATCTACAGACAATTAGACATGGATGCTGTAGGTTCTAACTCAGGCACAATGGTTCAAGGTTGGGGTCAATACGTTAGTGGAATGAAGCATGAAGGTAAGCGATATGCAAGATATGATGCTGACATGCTTGAAGACTTCCATCAGCTTATGAAGCTAGAGAAAGACCCAATTATTAAAGATATACTGGACAGAGCCGCTGATGGTTTTTACCCTGACACAATCCGAACTGACGTTCTAGCTAATTTAACAGACCCTGCTGACATTGCCAAAGCTAACAAAGCATTAGCAGATGTTGAGGCACGATTCGATACAGCCGCTAACCAAATATATGAAATTGAATTAAGTGACGATGCAATCAAGACATTCATTAATCGTGAGGCTCGAAAGGCTGACCAAACACCTGCTGTTCAAAAGGAGATGACGAGACTTGGGTTAGGAGATGATGCTACCGGGCAGACCCTTTATTCTGAATTAACTAGACACTATCTCAATAGCGTTCCACATATGGGAAAGAGTATGTTTGACCTGAGCTTCAATGCTAAGAAGGCCGCATCACAACATCTCAATAACTTAGGTATTAAAGGTATGTCCTTCACAGATAGGTTCACAAAAGCACGTAATCTTGCCGCAGGAAAGGAAGCAGGTGACCCTCGTAACTACGTCTTGTACAGCGATGACACAACTAAGATATTGAAACGTCAGGACATAGACATAGACAAGAACACTCCACCACCTGAAGGTGTTGAACAAGGTCTACTTACTCTGCCACTAGATGAAGGTTCTGTTAGATTAAGCAACAGAGTTACAGAGCAAAGAGATTTAGCTAAAGGTACATTTGATGAAGGTGGTACGATAGTCAAGGGTGAGAACAACATTATTATTCCTGACATTGACCTCAGAAATCTTGAAGGCTTCCCATATGTAGCTACTTACGCAGACTTATCTCGTGCAGGAGGATACTTGACACACGTTAATGGCACTAAGTTTCCTAACCCGGTGAAGCTAGAAGGTGGACAGGACTTCATGATTATCCCGGAGAACGTAGACAGAGGTATTCTATGGGCCTCACACAGAGATGCTATTAGTTCAATCATACGACAGGCCGGTGAAGCTAAACAATTGTATGGCAAAGACCCAATCTATTTACCATTTAGAATGTCTCCTACTGGCTTAGACTTCAGTCACCAAGTAGTAGATTCAATGTTACAGTCAGCAATACAAGGATTAAACAAGTCTCAGAAGGCCAAGCTAGACAAAATGATTAGGACTCAATCTAAGGATTTAGAGACAGGTAAGCTCGTTAATCAAAAGTGGAAAGGCATAGATGCAGAGAATCCATTAGCCGGTACAACAGGTGCTGAGAGAAAAGCTATTGCAAGAATTATTGATGTTAACTTCAGAGATGGTGCAGGTATCTATACTA